AAACGACAAAGACATTTACGAAGGAGATATTGTTTGGTTGGACTATGCACATTGTTCGCCCGAATACGAAAAACAAAACAATATTTTTGAAATCATTTTCCACAGGGGGGCATTTCAACTCAATCCCATTAAGCTATCAAAACCACAAGGCTATGGAATTAGTGGTGGCAACTTTGCTTTTAGACATATGGTTGAAATCGTTGGACATGATGACGATGACATGCCAATATACGAATATCATCTACCTCCCCCAAAACCTCTATGTGATTTTAGCGTCTGTGTTGTCATGGGAAATATCTTTGAGACGCCCGAATTTCTTATCATTTAATTACATGCCGCGCCCAAAAAAACCCAAGCCGCCCAAGATTAGCAAAAAGCTACTCCTCGAACGCTTGGTAGAAAAACCCAAAACTGGAATCAGGGAATGGTCTATCCGTGAATTCTCAATCCTAAAAAAACTTGCCGAAAAATTTCCGCTCGAATTCCTCAACGAAGTAAATTTCGGAAAGAAGTTCGCCAGCTTAGCCGTTTTGTATAGTGAATGGGGACTAGAAGAACTTAAACGCCGCTATCATGCTTGGTCTTATACCCCCAAAACACCCGAAAAAATCACTTTACACGAACAAAAATTTGGAGAAAATTGGAACGGAAAGAAAAAACAAACGTTGAGAGACTTTATCTAATATGGCTAGACTAATCAAAAAAGTAGAAGACAAAAAACAACCTTCATCCTCAGACGCTCTTCGCTCTGCAATGAGCGACAAAGACAACAAAGGTTATATCTACAACGATATTCGCCCGAAAAACAAGAGGTTTAGTTTTGGGTCAATTAAAGTTGATTCGGCGCTAACGCTTCGTTCTGGCCAAGTAATTCGTATGGTCGCAAAGCAACCAGAATCAGGAAAAAGCAGCGCCAGTTTAGTTTTAGCCGAAAACTACATGAAAGAGATGGGAAATGCTAAAACCCTGTATGTTAAGGCGGAGGGCAGGCTTTCCAAAGAATTGCAAGCTCGCTCTGGAATGAAGTTCGTTGACAATGTTGATGAGTGGGAAACTGGCACGGTTTTCGTCTTGTCTTGCAACGTCTTCGAGATTATGGCTAAAACCATTATCAGCGTTCTAAAAACCGCTCACGCAAACGAAGAATATATCGCCGTAATTATCGACTCAATGGACGGTCTCATTCTACAGGCAGACTTGGACAAAGGCTTTGAGGGTAATACAAAAGTAGCTGGCGTTCCTCTTCTCACAAAACTCTTGTTTCGCCATTTGGCGCTGCCAGTAGCACATTACGACGCACTTCTAATTGTAATCGGCCAATATGCCGCCGCAATTCAAATCGACCCATACGCCGAAAATGTTCCACGGCAAGCGTCTAGTAGTGGCGGATCATCCATTGGACACCAATCAGACCATGTGTTAGAGTTTCAACCGCGTTATGGAGGCAGCTTGATTCTCAAAGACCCAAACAACAAAAAAGTCAGCGCCGACAATCCTATTATTGGTTACAACATTAAAATTATTCCGCGCAAATCGGCCAACGACATTACTGGCATTCCTTTAGAATACCCAATCAAAAAAGGAGTAGTAGGCTGCGCCATCTGGAAATCGCGTGAAATTGTTGAAATGCTTCAAGCTTTTGAAATGATTAAACAAGGCGGCGCATGGTTTTCTTGGCCCGAAGATGTTTTCAACGAAGCAAAAGAAGCTGGCGTAGAACTTGTCGAAAAGATTCAAGGCATCAATAGCGTTTACTCTTACTTTGAAGAAAACATAAACGTCATGGAATACTTTGAAAAACGCATCAAGGAACTAATCGGAATCGAGGAGGAAGAATCTTGAAACTAAAATTACTCGCCACATTCATTACGGGAATCTTTTTGGGATTCTCAATTGGTCTTATCACGGGGCAAGAAACTACGCCCGCCACTACCATTATTACGGCAAAATACTCTCTGCGTGATTTGCCAGATTTCATTGAAAGCTTGCCAGATAGCCACGCCAAACGAAACCTGCAAATTGTTTTAGCAACTGAATATGCAGACGATAGTGAGCAGTTGTTCCATATCTTGCGAGCATACGCCGAAATGAAAGTCAAAGAGCTTAACAATAAGCCAACCTACTAGAGTGACCTTCACAACCCTACAAGGCCGCAAAAAGTCAATAAAAAATGTCTCCAAATACAAAGTAAAGTGGGACGCCAAAAGTCGCTCCAAGTTCCAGAAAGCGGCCAAAGATTTTTTGCGCCCGTATTTAGAAAATCATCTAGTCTTTGAAGAGTTTCCAGTCGCGGGAACTCGAATGACGTTCGACTTTTATATTCCCGCCAAGAGACTCGCCATTGAAATCGACGGTGAGTTTCACCACTCTTACAACAGCCATTTTCACGGCCACAAACTCAAATTCCTCGGCCAAGTTCAGCGCGACTTGATGAAAGAAGAGTTCTGCGAGCTTAACGACATTCATTTACTTCGCATCAATAAAAAAGAAGAGCTAACCTTGAAATTTTTCTTAGAACACGACGTAATACTCTAAGCTATGTCACCCAACGATACGAAGACCACGCCTTGGAAAATCCCACAACAACTTCTTAGTAAAATATACGACCTAACTGGAGACGGCCTAGGCAAGAATCAAGGGTTTTTATTGTTTTTTATCGACTCAGAAGGAAACCCAATGGGAATCGTTTCTGAAAAAGCTGACAAAGCTACAATTTTAGCACTTGCAAAGAGCGCCGAACTATGGTTAGATTCTCTTAGCCAACCACAATTCCCCTTTGAGATTGAAGATTGACATATGATTTCAGACTTTGAACTAGAACAAAAATTTATCGCGGCGTTAATTAACTCGCCAGAAGAACTCCACAACATTGAAAGCTTCTTTGACGAAAGTGATCTAGCCGTTGGAGATGATGCTGATACACGCCATCGAACAATTTTCACAATCATTAAGCAGGCCGTCCAAAAGAACGAGTCAATCAATCCAACCATTGTTTGCCAAAGATTAAAGGCGCTAAACATTTCGTCCGATGCTGACGATATGCCGATTGAGAAATACGCGCACGCTCTTTCCCTACGGAAAACCAAAGAAGGTTCTGTTCTGCCTATTGCACGGGAACTAAAAAAACTTGCGGCGCGAAGAAATTTCTGCGAGGCGGGCGAAGAAATTATTCAGCGAATGAATGAGATTTCGCCGTCGTCTTCCTACGTTGAAATCATTGAAGAGGCTGATAGGGTTTTCAACAAGCGCGTCAATCATTTTGAGCTTGAAGGAGATGTGCCAGTCAACATCTATGACGAGATGGAGGCGATTATTGAAGATCGCGGCAACAATCCAGTGTCTGACTTTGGAATGTTGGGGCCATTTCCGACCGTCAATAAAATTTATGGCTCTCTTGTGCGCGAGGGTAACGTGGCGGTAATTGTGGCTCGCGCAAAAGTGGGCAAGAGTCAATTAGCTATGCGCTACGCAACTTACGTTGCTGATAGATACGACGTTGATATTTTACATTTAGACAACGGAGAAATGTCCAAAGAGGAGTTGATTTTCCGCCAGTGTGCCGCTCTTTCGGGAGTTCCACTATATCTTATTGAGACTGGCAAATGGAGAAACGCTGGACCAGAAATTGTCGCCAAAATCCGATCTGTTTGGCCGCGAGTTAAAAAGTTGCGATTCTATTATTTTTGCGTTGGCGGAATGTCGGCTGACGAAATGATTTCTCTGACTAAGAAATTTTACTACAATACAGTAGGGCGCGGGAAAAGGATGATTATCTCTTTCGATTACCTCAAACCACCTGGTCTTCCAAACGGTAACGTTACCGAATGGCAAATCATTGGCGAAATCATCAACAAGTTCAAAAAACTTTTGGCCAAAGATATTCTATTTGAAGGCAATCCAATGATTAGCATGTTCACCAGTGTTCAAAGTAACCGCGCTGGAATCACCACAAATAAAAAGGCCGACAATATCACCGACGACGAAAGCGTTGTTAGCTTGTCGGATAGAATCATTCAGTATTGCTCTCACATGTTTCTTTTGCGCCGCAAGACTATGGACGAGATGCAAGACGAGGGTGAAGATTTTGGCACTCACAAACTAATCTGTCTAGCGGCTAGACACTTGGGAGAAGATGTTCACGGCCATTTAGAGCCAGTAAAAGTCGGCGACAAACTGAAACAAAACTTTGTCAACCTAGAGTTCAAAAACTTCCAAATCGAAGAAAAAGGCGACCTCCGAGATATTGTTCAAGCAAAATCAGTTGACACTGACCTAAAAAGCGACGAACTTAGCGACACTCCAGATTTTTAACAAAAAGATGTTCGACCAAGGTTATGTCCGCGAAGTCCTTACAAAGCTCAACTATCATCCAATCCAACAGTGCGGCCAATACTTTCGCACCAAGGCATTGTATCGCGGAGGCGACAACCCATCGTCCCTATCTATTCATTCGCGGACAGGATGGTGCAAAGACTTTCCAGAAAATCGTTCTTTCCCACTTGTTGGCTTAGTTGAGCGCACGTTAAAAACCAAAGACCCGAAAATAATTTCGTCATTTATTGACGCGCCGAAAAACCCAACTTACATTCCGCACGAAAAACCCAAAATGCCAAAAACTTATCCAGAAGAATGTTTGCGCCGCTTAATGCCGAATTACGCCGTTTATGAAGACAAGCGAATTTCGGCCAAGACCATGAAAATGTATAAAGCTGGCTTGGCAACTACTGGCCCAATGTATCAAAGGATTGTTTTCCCCATTTATGATGAGTTTGGACAAATTTATGGATTTTC